GCTTTGCACAGTCAGCACCTAAGAGACGCTATCTGTACGAGCCATATGATGTACCATACGTGATGCACAGGAAGTACAAGCCAGACTTTGTGGACAAGAAGACGGGTGACTACATTGAGACTAAAGGATTCTTTAGGACAGGAGACACCCAGAAGTATACGTCTATACGTGACAGCATCAAGCCAATCAAGTTAATCTTTGTCCTGTCAGACCCCAACAAGAAGGTCAGGAAAGGTTCTAAGATTACGATGGGACAGTGGTGCCACAAGGAAGGTTTTGAATTTTACACAGTTGACGAGTATGTAGATCATGTCACTAACAATGGATGAGATCAAGGAGAGAGTGTTGAGGCAGTATGATGTCGATGACCTAGTGGAGGCGCTAGACATCTCTGCTGAAGAACTGCTGGACAGGTTTGAAGATAAGTTTATCAACAGGCTGCACCAGTTTGAAGAAGATACAAACGGAGACGAATGGGATGAGTATTGATAACGCAGGTAATACAGTAGAAGAAGATGATGAAGACTTTATGTCTGAGCAAGAGTTAGAAGAAGAATGGGATGAGTCAATGCATTTAGAATGTCCTAATTGGCCTAACTGTGATATAGTAGGATGTGGAGCTTGGTAATGAGTATCGATAACATAACAGTACAGGAGTGGAACAAGATGAGTTTTAAGACTGTAGATGACGAAGACAACGAGCCTAACGACCACCCAGTGTACGGAGACTACAAGTACGACAGCGTACACCGGCCTGAGCATTACAATACTGGTAGCATGGAATGTATCGACGCTATCAGAGGTATGTTGACAGATGACGAATACATTGGTTACCTTAAAGGTAACGCTATGAAATACCTGTGGCGCTCTAGTTACAAAGGTAAGCCTGTTGAAGATCTGAGGAAAGGCAGATGGTACGAAGAACGATTGATTACGCATATGCTGGAGAACCCTAGTGACAAGTAAGGTAGGCGTACAGGATTACTTAGGTATCCAGATTGATTATGACAGAGAAGAAAACCTTAATGTGTTCTCACTAGAGACACTGAAGGATAGATATTTCTGGGGAGATGAGACACATGCCCAAGAAGCATTTGCCAGAGCGTCGGTCTATGGTGCAACGTATCAAGGACATACTGACTACAATCTTGCACAGCGCCTTTATAACTACGCAAGCAAGGGCTGGTTCGGTTTTAGCACTCCTATTCTTAGTAACGGGGGAACCACACGTGGCTTACCTATTAGCTGCTTTCTCAATTATGTTCCTGATTCAAGGCGTGGGCTATCTAATCACTATGATGAGAACATATGGCTGGCAAGTGGAGGTGGAGGCTTGGGTGGATATTGGGGTGCTGTTAGAAGTAATGGCGTTTCAACTGCTAACGGTAGTCAGTCTACTGGTAGCATACCTTTCATGCACGTAGTTGACAGTCAAATGCTTGCCTTTAACCAAGGCGTAACACGGAGAGGATCTTATGCAGCGTATATGGACATCAGCCACCCGGAGGTGGAAGAATTTATTGCTATGCGAAAAACTACTGGTGGTGACCTTAATCGTAAGTGTCTCAACCTTCACAATGGAATTACAATCACAGACGAGTTCTTGGCCTCCGTCATGTCTGATGATAGCTGGAGACTCATAGACCCTAAGTCTAAGCAGGCAGTCAAGACTGTATCCGCTAGGGACTTGTGGTGGCAGCTAGTGCATACTAGAGCAGAGACAGGGGAACCATACATTGTTAACCTAGATCGCTGTAACGAGGCTCTACCGAAGTCACAGAAGGACATGGGACTAGAGGTACGACAGAGTAACCTATGCTCTGAGATCACACTGCCAACCAGTGAAGAGCGTACAGCAGTGTGTTGTTTGTCCAGTGTTAACCTAGAGTACTTTGATGATTGGAAGGACGATGAACTGTTTATCTTTGACATGATCAACATGCTGGATAACATCATTGAACATTTTATTGACAATGCTATGATAGATACAGGCATGAACGTGTCAGCAGATAGCATAGAGGAGTTTGCTTCTTATGTGGAACAAAGTAAAGCAGGGTTTACAAAAGCCGCTTATTCAGCATATAGAGAGCGTGCGCTGGGACTTGGAGCGATGGGTTTTCATAGCTACCTTCAACGTAATGGAATACCTTTTGAAGGAATGTACGCCTCCAGCTTTAACAACAGAGCGTTCAAGCACATTAAGGAAAGAGCTAGTGCCGCTAGTGAAGTACTGGGTAATGATCGTGGGGTGGCTCCAGATATGCTTGGTAGCAACCGTCGTAATTCCCATCTGCTTGCTATTGCCCCTAATGCTAGTTCTAGTATTATATGCGGTGGAACAAGTCCTAGTATTGAGCCTACAAGGGCTAACGTATTTACGCACAAGACTCTGACAGGGTCATACAAAGTCAAGAACAAATACTTGGAGCAACTACTTGAAGAGAAAGGTACCAACACCGAAAGAACGTGGAAAGATATTGCTGCTGCTGAAGGCTCTGTTAAAGACCTACCGGAACTCACGGAAGAAGAGAAGGCAGTATTTAAGACAGCGCCTGAACTTAACCAAATTTGGGTTATCGAACACGCATACCAAAGACAGAAGTACGTCTGCCAAGCACAGTCAGTAAACCTGTTCTTTGAGCCACCACCGGCCACAGCACCACAGGAGATCCACGATGAGTATCTGGAGTATGTTAATAGCGTACATTGGACAGGAGCTAACAAACTCAAATCTATGTATTACCTGCGAACTACAGCGGCTAGAAATACAGAGAATGTTAACATCAAGATACCAAGGATCAACCTTGAAGACGGAGAATGTTTAAGTTGTGAAGGGTAGAGCTTGGACAATTTGGAAGTACACTATAGGAAGTTTTAGTGATGATAAAACAGTGGAGCATGATGATGCTATAGCGATTTTAAGAACTTTTATTGTTATAGTTAACTTCTTAACTTGTTTTTTTATAATGGCTAATGTAATAAATAAGTGGTAAGATATGAAAGATAATGATGAACACCCAGCGTACAGAGCAAAGTTCTACATACCTGAGCTAAAAAAGTATACCAATTGGTCTGACTATCTGGTATACTATAAGGAACAGGATGACAAGATTATGTTGTTTAGTAACTACTGTATGCAGATGTGGTCTAGTTACATGAGCAACAAGATAAAACAACAAGAGGCACCCCTGAGCTACAAGGAGTACCTGAGTAAGTACAAAGAATTACTGGAGGATGGATACAGTGATAGATACAAAGATTAGCGCCATGAAGCGACTGTACAACGCTGAGATAGACGTGTACAAGGCAGAGGTGCAGAACTACCTAGACAATCCTGTGGCTGTAGGTGAGCATGGTAACTTGATTGAGACTATGGACAAGCTGGTGCAGAAGATTGCTGAAGCAGAAGATAAACTGATTGTATTGGAGACACACTTTAATGAGTAATGTAATTAACCTAATGCCCACACAAGCAACCGCTGACGAGGTACTAGAGGACTGTAAGGGTGAGTTTAACCACGTACTGGTACTAGGGTGGACTGAAGATGATGTTTTGGCAGCTAAGGCTACAGAGTCTATGGACTTGAGAGAAACCGTCTACTTGGTGGAAGTATTCAAGCAAGCAGTAATTATGGCAGGACATGAAGTAGAATGAGTGATGAACTAATACACCTGATTAGCTTATGGGCAATGAAGCGTGGTATACTTAACAACAGCACACCTTTAGCACAGTTTGCTAAACTTGTGTCTGAGATGGGAGAGCTAGGGGACAACATAGCCAAGCAGCGTGATGTGACTGATGACATTGGTGACTGCTTGGTAGTGTTGAACACCTTAGCCATAATGAATGACACTACCCTAGAGGAATGCCTGAAGGTAGCGTATAATGATATTAAGGATCGCAAGGGACACATGAACAGTCATGGTGTCTTTATCAAAGAGGGAGATGCAGCTTGAGTTTATTGGATACTAGAGATTACTACAAACCGTTTGACCATCCTTGGATGTTCGACTACTACTCACAACAGAATCAGATGCACTGGTTCCCAGAGGATGTACCTCTGCACAATGATGTCAAAGATTGGCAGACAATGACTGATGAAGAGAAGAACCTACTGACTCAGATCTTTCGTTTGTTTACACAGTCTGATGTAGACGTAGGTGCTGGGTACGTTGACAGGTACATGCGTATCTTTAAGAAACCTGAAGCACGTATGATGATGTCTAGCTTTGCTAACATGGAGTCTATACACCAACATGCCTACAGCCTGCTACTGGACACCGTAGGGATGCCAGAGGTTGAGTATAAGGCGTTTGCAGAGTACGAGGCTATGGCTGACAAGCATGAGTACATCAACGCTGTGAAGGTCACTAAAGGCGACAAGAAGAGCATTGCTAAGGCACTGGCTATCTACTCAGGCTTTACTGAAGGCTTGCAGTTGTTCTCTAGCTTCATCATCCTGCTTAACTTCCCAAGGTTTGGCAAGATGAAGGGCATGGGGCAGATCATTACGTACAGCATACGTGACGAGTCCATGCACGTAGAGGCAATGACAAAGCTATTCAGGGAGTTTATACAGGAGAACATAGACCTGTGGACTGATGACTTCAAGGCTGAGATCTATCAGGCATGTCGTGAGATGGTTGACCTAGAGGATAGGTTCTTGGATTTGGTGTTTGAGCAAGGTGACATACCGGGCTTAACCAAGAAGGAGATGCAACAGTACATCAGGTACATTGCTGACCGTAGGCTGCTACAGTTAGGACTCAAGACTAACTACAATGTCAAAGAGAACCCACTGAACTGGCTGGACGATGTGTTAGGTGTAGAGCATCAGAACTTCTTTGAAGGCAGAGCTACTACCTACATGAAGGCTGGGCTACGTGGGGATGTAGGGAAGGTTAAGTTTTCTAATGTAGCCTAGCTTTCCTCATCTGCTGCTGCTGGTGCCCCTATAAACGGTTGTGCACCGGCAGTTAGCACAGCGGCTCTTCTGCCTGCCACTGCCTTGTCTTTAGGCTCAACTTTAGCTTCAAACTCTCTAATGACTCTAAAGTGATAATCTATAGGGCTTTCTCCCTTGTTTATTTTGATTCCACTAAGTCCTTCTAGTCTATCAACAGAGGCATCAACTTTAGCTTTCAACTTAGGGTCTTTTGCACCCGTCTCAGTGTTTCTAGTGAGTGTATAAGCAGTCTTTCTCTTGAAGTTAGACTTCTGCATAGGGACAGCAGCCACAAGATCCCCACCTCCCACAGGATTGACACCAAACAAATCATGCCCGTCTGAGATTAGAGTGTACACATCTCCTGTCTTTGGATTGATAGCTATGAAGTCATTTACACCGCCTAGCTCTTTAGACTGTGAATGGTGTGAAGACCCTATGTAGATGTGAGGGTCGCCTTTACCGCCCTTGTTTACTTTGATACCTTGAGAGGCAAAGTATTGCGTTAGATCACCTTCCGTAGCCCCACTTAAAGCCTTGTTTTTGTTCTTCTTCAGCCATGTTTTTAATGACGGCGCTTGAACTGGTGTTTGCGTCCTAAGTTCTTTCTCTGAGAATTTCTCGCCTCTTACTCTCTTCACTACATCTTCAGGCAGAGAACCTTTGATACTTCTTTTAGCTACTTCTGTTTTAGACAGGGTAGGCATTGTTCTTTTACCAACAGTGACTTTTTCTTGATCTGATAGCATGTTCAGTACAATGGAAGATTTCTGAGAAGAACCCACAACCCCTTCGTCACCTACACGATTGACACCTGCTGGCCTCTTTATCTTAATCTGTGCGTTTCTTTTCTTACTGTCCTTGTCAATGCCATGCACTTTATACATATGGTTCATGGCTCTGTTCTGGATTACTTCAGGGACATCTACACGTATGTTATTCCCTCGACCAAATAACTGCTCTCTGATAGTCTTAGTGTCTGTGGCAGGAAGTACATCAATTGTGTCTATAACACCTATTGGGCCTTCAGCAATAAACGGTGCTGCGCCTCTACCCATCTGCCTACGTATGCTGTCCACTGTCTGTGCAGAGCCATAACTTGTCTCCTGCTCTCTAGTTCCAGACCCTATTTCTCCAGACCCCTTGCCCTTACTGAAAGGTATGCCTGTTTCTCTCTCGTATGCAATAGCTCTAGGGTTAACAGAGTCAGTAACCGCCCGTGGCAAAGCTCGAAGCGCGCCTTTCCCTGCTGCCGCTATCTTACCGCCCATGCCGCCACCATAGAACCCCGGCAGCATGGTATCCATAGTACGAGCTACTGTGTTAGCCGCGCCTTTGAGAGCCATAGCGCCGGGAAAAAGCCCTAGTATATTACCAGCAGCCCCTATGTCACGCATCATACCGGGGCGCTCCTGAGCGTACTGTATGGCCCCCTGACCCAGTTCTGTCTCAGCC